GGTGACGGCGTGGGGGTACTGGCGCTTAAGTTCGGCAAGTTCCTCTTTATACGTGTAAGCGATAATGGTGTTCGCACGTTGGTTCTCCTCTAATAAATCATCTAACAAATCAAACTTGTGACGGCTAATCCAAACGGCTGTCTGTACGGTATCGAACTTACCTGGGCGCGCGCTTGCTGTGGTGGTAGTGTGATAAATAAACCCCGACGCCATCTGTTGCAGCTTGCCGGTTACAACCGCTGCGTTGATCGCCTCAATCTGCGTGTCGCCAAAACGCACCACAAATTCTTTTTTCATTACCTTGTACTCGGTCATGTCCATATCAACGCGCATCTCGACTGTGTGGCAGGGCGGCAACTTGTCAGCGTACTCACCAGGCTCAAGCAAATAGGTTGCGGGCTTGATACGCTCCATGACCGACTGCAACGCCTTGGGGCGCGGCGCCCACTCGCCATACTCGGCATTCATCAGCACAAAATACGTCTGCATGAACGCGCCTTTGCTGCGCCCGAGCAGCGATTGGTCAACAATCTTACATTGGCCGAACACGTCTTCTAAACCGTTTGATGTAAACGATCCGGTCAGGCCCCACCGCACAGTCATAGGCTCAATGACTTTCAGCAACGCCTTAAACCTTGCGCCCGAGGGATTCTTTAGTCGTGTCAGTTCGTCAAACACAATGCCGTCAAAATTTAAATACTCTTGAGCCAGCCATTGCAGATTGTCGTAATTGGTTATCACAACGCGCGCGTCAGAATTAAGAGCCAATAAGCGTTGCATAGGTGTACCCACGCACACGGCTAGGTCAAGGTCAGGCGCCCACTTGCGCGCCTCGGCGGGCCATACGCTTGTGGCAACTCGCTTAGGGGCTAAGACAAGCCAACGACGTACGGGTGAGGCTTGCATAGCGGTAAGTGTGATCGCCGTTTTACCGGCTCCTACGGGGGCCAGCACCATAGCGCGGTCGTGTGTGCCAAGAAAGGCTGCCGCCTCAGTCTGATAGGGTCTTAGTTCCATTGCGCTGCCATTGCGTTAGCAATGCCCTGATAAGTCTTGCTGCGAATCTTCCACCGGTCAGCGCTTGGTGGCAACTTGTTCTGACCACTCGCGGTCTGATTGCCCCTGCGTGTTTTGTTGTCGCCCTCTAGCTTGTCGGTTGGCACAAGCAAAGGTAAGTTTTTAAGCCACAGGCACGTCTTCTTACTGGCGTCATGGCCAAACCACCACGGCTGCACAATCTGATCGGGCTTGCAAATACGGCTGCTGATAATGCTAATCGGGTTTTCTAACGCGATACGTTCTATGGGCGCGGCCAGTAGACGCTGCACAAACGTCAACGCATCCTCAGTCAGTTGCGGGTCACGCAACCCTCGCGTTGTCCAATGCATACCTGACACCGACAGGTAAGTGCAAGGCGGGTGGGCGATCATCATATCCCATCCATCGTTGATAACGTCAAACACATCACCTTGGTAGTGCGGGCCTGGCGCGTCCGTTGGCAACAAGTCACACGACATGGCGTCATGCCCCGCCCGTATGAACGCGTCGCGTACGGTGCCACTATATTCACAAGCTACTAATAAACGCATCGACCTGCTCCTTAGTCCATAGACAACTGTAGTTTTGATTTAATTTAGCCATGTCGGCAGCAAAAATTTTTTGTAATTCTGACAATCGACCTCCCTTAGTTTTTAACTCTACAAACCACGTCGCCCCATTGGGCAAACACGCTATACGATCGGCAACGCCACGGTGGCTAGGTGACGTGAATTTGTACGTCTTGCCGCCTGCGCGTTCGACCGCCCATTTAAAATAATTTTCGATTTCTGATTCTTTCATGTAAAAAAGTATAGCACAAGCAAAAAATCGTGTACAATTAAATTTCTCTAAACTAAATTGGACTACACAAAATGAAAATTACTTCTACCGCTTGGTTAGTTAAAGACAGCCGGTTGTCACCTGAGCAATTACTTAACGCCACAGACAAAGAAATTATTAGCGACATTTGTTTTACCGATTACGATTTTTCAAAATACGGTTGCACTAAAATTGGCACCGCTACAATTGATCTTAATTTGATTGACCGCAACGAAATGATTGAAAACAAAGTTGTGGCGCTCCGCGCAGAATTGCAAGGCGTCAAAGCCGACGCGCAAGTTAAAGTGCAAAAACTTGAAGAACAATTACAAAGCCTGTTGGCTATTGAGGTGTCTAAATGAAACCATACCAAGATTTAGCATTCCCATTTTCGCCAAACCAATCTACTAGCGGTGGCGGCATGATGATGCCCGACCGAGGCATGACGTTGCGTGATTATTTTGCTGCAAAAGCAATGAACGCATATTTTAATAACACACACGGGTCTGTGATGTATGAGTCTATTGCAAAAAAGGCTTATCAAATGGCTGACGCAATGATGGAGGCACGGAAATGAATCACTCAACTATCGTTGGCGGCTCGACCGCCAAGCGCGTTATTGCTTGCCCAGCCTCAATCGAATTGGTCGCTAAGATGCCACCAAAGCCCAGCAGCAAGTATGCTGACGAAGGCACCTTACTACACGACGCGATTAGCCAAATCCTCGACTGCAAGGCAACGCCCGAGTCTGTGATTGGTATGGTCTACGAAGGCATTACCCTTACTCAGGAACTTTACGATGACAAGATTGCTGTGGCGCTTGCGGCGTTGGATGAAATTGACCCAACTAAAGAAATGGAATTTGCTGTGGAAAGCAGCGTCAACTTTGGTGATCTTTTGCCAGGCGTGTTTGGGAGTGCTGACCTACTTGGCCGGATCGGTAAGAAGGCAATTGTTCTCGATTGGAAGTTTGGCAATGGCGTGGCTGTTGAGGCAACTGAAAACGAGCAAGGTATGTTCTACGCTGCTGCTGCCATGCGTACGCCGGACACGAAATGGGTGTTTGAGGATGCTGAAGAAGTTGAAATCATCATTGTTCAACCGCCTATGGTAAAACGCTGGGTGACAACGCCTGAGCGCATTAAAGCGTTTGAGTTGGAATTGATCTCAGCCGTGAAAGGCCCACGCACTAAGCTAGAGAGCGGTGAGCATTGCCGTTGGTGCGCGGCCAAGCCAACGTGCCCCAAGGTGACCGGTGCTGTTGATCGGGCGCTCAAGACCGCGCTTGTGAACCTTGACGCTGATAAGGTGAGCGAGTATCTCGCGCAAGCCGAACAGCTTGAGTCATGGATCGACGCCGTGCGTGTACTGGCATACGATATGCTTGAGAACAACGTGCGTGTGCCAGGCTTTAAGTTGGTCGCCAAGCGTGGTACGCGCCAATGGGTGAATGATGACGCGCCAGTAAAATTATTAGGTGACAAAGCGTATGAGAGTAAGCTAATCTCCGTCGCTCAAGCCGAGAAGTTGATTGGCAAAAAGAACTTTCCGGCTGACGTAGCGGTAAGCGTCAGTTCGGGCAGTACGTTGGCGGCGGACTCTGATCCAAGGCCAGCGGTTATTAATCTAGGCGCGCAACTTGCAAACCTAAAACTAATCTAAAGGAAAGTAAAATGTTTAACTTAGCAAAACTCCCTGAAGTAAAAAGCCTGTCAACCGCCCTGCGTACTATCCAAGCAGACGTTGGCCCCACCGGCACCGTCATCATCAAGATGGACAAAACTGGCCATTGGGTTTTTGGTGCCGATCAAGATGAAGTCGAAGCTGACTCAACTTGGGCAGTCAATCCGTTCAGTTTTGTCCACGGCTACATTGCGTGGGGTGATGGTGACGTGCTTGGCGAAAAAATGGTGTCTGTGTCTGAGCCATTACCCGAAATGGATGACGCACCAGCAATGGCTAAACGTGGGTGGGAAGTCCAAGTCGGTATGTCACTCAAGTGCCTGACCGGCGAAGACAAAGGCATGGAAGCGCGGTACACCACTACATCAGCCGGTGGTAAGCGTGGCGTCCAAACCCTAGCCGTGGCAATTGCCGAACAGGTTGATAAAGACCAATCAAAGCCTGTGCCGGTCGTGTTGCTCAAAAAAGACCACTATCAGCACAAGTCTTATGGTCGCATCTTTACCCCGTTGTTTGACATTCAGTCTTGGGTGTCGATGGATGGTGAAGAGCCTGAAGTTGAGCCTGACACCTCGCCCGTAGCGTCTGCTATTGATGCTGCACCCGCCCGTCGTCGTAGGAGCGCAACATGATTGACTTGAACTTAACTATTGCAGAAGTTAATTCAATCATGGCTATGCTCGGGCGTCAACCTTACGAACAGGTTGAAGGCCTGATCGCTAAGATTCGCGCGCAAGCGTTGCCGCAGTTGCCATCAGCAGTAGCCGAGTAAGGTTAGGGGGCGGTTAGGCAAGCATTTGAGGATGTCGTAAGTGCGTGTTTTTCTTGCCTTCCAGCGCACAGATTGCAACGACCAAATCAACGCCCCCACCTCACACCTATGACAATCCTATATCTAGATTTTGAAACGCGCAGCCATTGCGACCTAAAGAAGCATGGTGTCTACAATTACGCGCAAGACATAACGACCGACGTCTTGTGTATGTCCTACGCCTTTGACGATGAAGACGTATACACGTGGCAACCCACGTATCCTTTCCCCAAGCGTGTACGCAATCATAAGGGCTTAATCTACGCCCACAACGCAGCCTTTGAGCGTTTGATCTTTTGGTACGTTTTACAAATCAATTTCAAGCTCGAGCAATTCTATTGCACCGCAACACAAGCGCGCGCCAATTGTGCGCCTGGTAGCCTTGAAGACGTGGGGCGGTTCGCCGGTGCCAGTATGAAGAAAGATCACCGTGGCGCGCAATTGATTCGTGCGCTGTGTGTACCGCCGTTTAAAGATGATGTTGCGCTTATGGTTGAACTTGTCCGATACTGTGAGCAAGACGTGCGCGCCATGCGCGCCGTCAGTCAAAGCCTACGCCCCTTATCTGATGAAGAACTCGAGGATTATCATGTCAACGAAAAAATCAACGACCGAGGTGTTTTGGTGGACGTGCCTCTTGCCAGCGCAGCTATCTCTTACGCGGCCACCGAACTCGAGGACATTCAATCTATTGTCCGAGCCATCACCAATGGCCAGATCACGTCAGTCCGCTCGCCGAAGATGCGCGCTTGGGTTCAAGAAAGATTAAGCCCCGAGCAGTTAAAACTAATGGAAGTGGAAGATGGAAAATATTCGATTGACAAGCGCGTCCGCGCGAACTTACTCGCGGTCGAAGACCTACCGCCCGACGTTGCCGAGGTTATCCAATGCGCCGATGACCTATGGGCGTCGAGCGTTGCGAAGTTCAGCCGCCTTAAAGACTTGGCAGATATGGAAGACCAACGTGTACGAGGCGCCTTTGTGTTTGCTGGAGGCTCGGCTACTGGCCGCGCTTCATCCTATGGCGCTCAGGTACACAACTTCACAAGAAAATGTGCAAAAGAACCGGATTCGGTCAGAAGCGCGATGGTCAGCGGCCACTCAATTGTTCCAACGTATGGCAAAAGAGTTACCGACGTCTTAAAGGGTATGCTACGCCCCGCGATCATCCCTGCTAAAGGTAAGTTTTTGGTGGTCGCCGATTGGGCGCAGATCGAAGCCAGAATGACCCCGTGGTTGTCAGGGCGGGGCGATGACGTGCTAGACGTGTTCAGGTCAGGGCGCGACATTTACATACGGGAAGCAGCCGCTATGTACAAGATACCTGAAAATCAAGTCACGCCCGACCAAAGACAGATCGGTAAAGTCGCAATCCTCGCGTGTGGCTTCGGCGGGGGTATCGGTGCTTTTTCTGCAATGGGCCGCGCCTACGGGTTAACCATGACAGAATCAGACGCGCAGCGCACCGTTGACGCATGGCGCCGTGCTAACCAATGGGCCGTCAGGTACTGGCAAGAGTTAGAAAGTGGCTACATGATCGCCATGCGTAACAAGGGGCGCGAAATCGTCGCGGGTAGGGTAACCTATCTGTTTGATGGGCTTCACCTGTGGTACGCTTTACCTTCCCGTCGCATCCTTTGTTACCCATACGCCAAAATAGAAGAAGATGGTATCTCATACGCAAAAGCTGCTTGGAAACCCGCCGTTGACGCAAAAGAGTGGCCCCGCGCCCGACTATGGCGTGGTTTGGCCTGTGAGAACATCACTCAAGCCGCAGCGAACGACGTACTACGTTACGCTCTCCGATCCCTTGACGACGTTGTACTCCACGTTCACGACGAAATTGTTATTGAAACCGATCAGCCCGAACAAGTTACCGAACAATTAAGAAAAGTTATGTGTACGCCCCCGCCGTGGGCGAAAGGTTTGCCGCTAGACGTTGAAATTCACACAATGGCTAGGTACGGTAAATAAAAAAAAGCCACCGGCGAGGGTGGCTTGAAAACTAAGGAGTACTGCATGAACTTTATAGATTATATCTCGAAACAAGCGCCCGACGGCGAAACTTGCCTACTTGTCAAGCAAAAGCCTGTTGGTTCTGAACAACACGCCGACGGCACGATCAAGGCCACTTGGCCAGCTTTTTACCCCAACGAATATAAAGAAGGTGGGGCGTGGTATTGCAACACCGCAAGTTTTATTATCGAGCGGTTTAAAAGCAAACCAAGTGCGTCAATTCACAACTGCACACACGTTGCCTTTCTTGTGCTTGATGACGTGGGCACAAAAAGCAAAGCGCCCCCGCTTGAACCAACGTGGAAGATTGAAACAAGCCCCGCAAACTATCAATGGGGCTATACCTTTGCGTTAGACGATCAACCCAAGCATGAAGAGTTTAGCGCAGCCATAAAAGCCATTGCTGAGGCTGGCTACACCGATAAAGGCGCCACCAACGCCGTGCGTAACTTTAGGATACCTGGTAGCGTTAACTTGAAGCCCGATCGTGACAAATTTAAATCGGTGCTTACCGAGTTTTACCCCGATCGTGAGTTTAGTTTGCCTCAGATTATGGGCGCGTTTGGGGTAGTGGCAGGTGCGCCCGAGTCCGTTTACAAGCCTATTCACATTGACGACGACGGCACCGACACGATTTTTGCATGGCTTGCCGAGAATAGCCTTGTTATCAGTCGCCCGAACTCCGAGGGTTGGGCGGGCGTAGTTTGCCCTAATGCCCATGAACACACGGATGGCAACCCCCAAGGGCGTTACAACCCCGCTATGCGCGCATATTGTTGTCTACACTCGCATTGCTTGCAACTAGACAGCCACATCTTCTTAGAATGGGTCGAGGGGCAGGGCGGCCCAAGCGCTGCACCAGGTTTGCGCGATGAGTTGCTGGCGTCCGTTATGGCTAAAACATATTCGATCATTGCGCCTACCGCAGCCTTTCCTGATGACGTCAAAAAGCGCCAAGATGAGATAGAAGTACGCGAGTTGGGCCGCGTACAGAAAAAGGAGTGGTTCGGGCGATTTGCGTATATCCAAAGCGATGATTCGTATTTTGATATGCAAGACCGACGCGAGATCAGCCGAGGCACCTTTAACGCGCTATACCGGCACATCATTTGCAAATCGATCCGTACCGGTCGCCATGTCGAGGCGTCCGTGTGCTTTGACGAACTACGTCAAGAAAATGGCGCCCCAGCTTTAATCGGCATAACCTACGCGGCCGGTGAAACCGTGTTGGTTAGCCGCGGTGGTGACGTATACGGTAACCGGTGGCGCGATGCGCGGCCCGTGGCCGTGCCTAGCGACATCACACCGTGGCTTGAGCATTGCAAGCGCTTAGTACCTGAACCCGCCGAGTTAGAGCATTGCTTTGATGTGATGGCCTATAAACTGCAACACCCTGAAATTAAGATTAATCATGCTGTACTTCACGCCGGTTTGCAGGGTTGCGGTAAAGACACCATGTGGGCGCCGTTTATATGGTCCGTGTGTGGGCCGAACAGCGTCAACCGTGGCCTGTTGGACTCCGACACTATGTCGTCGCAGTTCAATTACGCGCTTGAGAGCGAGATACTGATACTGAACGAGTTACGCGAACCTGATGCAAAGGACAGGCGCGCGCTTGCTAACCGTCTTAAACCGGTGATCGCGGCCCCACCTGAGTACTTATCGGTTAACCGTAAGGGTCTACACCCCTATGACATGGCAAACCGTCTATTTGTACTGGCGTTCTCGAACGATCCTGTACCGATAGTGTTAGATAGCCAAGACCGCCGGTGGTTTGCGATCCGCTCGAACGCCCCGCGCATGACACCGGCCGCCGGTGCCGCGATGTGGAATTGGTTTAGCGCCGGTGGCCTGTCGGGCGTGGCCGCGTGGCTATACGCGCGCGACGTACGCGCCTTTAATCCTGGTGCGACCCCACCTATAACCGAATTTAAAGACACCCTAGTTGAACAGGGTATGAGCGCAAATGAAAGTTACCTAGTCGATATGATCCGCGACAGGCGCGGTGTCTTTGCGACCGGCGTTATAGCGTCGCCGTTTCACGCGGTGTGCGATACCCTATCTCTGAACGCTCCAGGCACCTATAAGGTGTCACAGGGCGCGCTATTACACGCATTGCTTGAGTGCCAGTGGGTAGACCTAGGCCGGATTGCGTCGCGCGACTTCGCAACCAAAAAACAGGTCTATTGCGCGCCGGATATGACCGGCCTTAAAAAATCAGAACTGCGCGCGATGGCCGAGGGTATTGTCGTGCGCGCCGGTACCCCTTTGGCGTCCGTGTCTAAACTCAAGGTGGTAAAAAGCGCCCCGTAGGGCGTTGTAGTGGTTTGCGTGGGGATTACTTGCGTGCGTAAAATTTTGATGGGTTTTCCGAATCCCAAAGCATTAGCCAAACCGGAAACCCTTCGCGCATAAACTCATTTTTTGATTTTACGTTAATCGGTTCAACTCGCCGCGCGCAGTGTAATGGGTACGTTGCGCGCGCTTTTTTGCTGTCAAAAGCTAACACGGTAGCGGTTGAGTGATAATTTCCTTCTTGCCACATTAGAGAATAAAAACGCATGATTAACTCCTTTTATAAGTCAAAGACTAGAATCATTAACACCGCCATAGCGGCCATAATTAGCGAGATAGTCATAGTGGCATCAACTCGGCAAATAAAGGGTGCAAGCGCGGGATATAGGCGCCGATATCGGCCGGAAATACGCGCTTGATATAGCCACGCTCGCACATTGAGCGCAAGGTAACCGTGTCGCCTATTGAGTAGACGGTATAGGGCCGATTTTTGACGTGTACCACGTCGCCAACGTCAACCGGCTGGCCGTTTTTATATTTCATGTTAAACCCCCTAATATTTTAAAATCACCGCGTACATAACCCACGGCGTCGCGTAGCAAAAACTCGGCTAATAAAAACTCGGCCGATTGAATACTTTCAAAGGTTTTATTAAAACAAGGCACAAAATCGCCGTCATTATCAGGGTGGCAAATAAAGTATTTCATTTTTGTTTGTCCAATACGATTTTTAAGTAAGCCACTACCTTATCCGCGTCAAAATGCGACGCGTCAGGGTTTTCTAATAACTCTAGCGCGCGCTCGCATCCCAAGCGAAGCGCGGCCATTTCAATAATTTCTAAATTAGTCATGTCATATCCCCATTAAATAGTGCAACAGCCACAGCACGGCGCGTCTTCACACCGCCCCCGCGCGTTACGGTAAAACGTGGCACCGCTTGAAAAACGGATTTCAATAGGCTTATTTTCGGCCACCAATACCGCGCGTTTTTTGGCCTTGTTGTAGTCAATTAAATCGCCCGCGTTAAAGGGTTTACCGGTAAGGGCACAGCGGCCCGCATACTTTGCATTCATTCTCATTTGAAATACTCCACACGGGGCACATTACGATACTCTTTAAAACCGGCATCGTAGGCCGCGCGGGCCGCGGGTTTATCTTCGCGCTTTTCAACACCTAGCGCGCGCCTAAGATAGTCCATTTGAAATATTGCGCGCGCTTCGTCGCGCTCATTGCGGGCCGCGGCAACTTTTTTGCCGATATCAAAATAAAATTCTATGCTGTTTAACATTATGCTTTGCTCCAAAACTTAATCGCTTGCTCGGCCTTTTTGGCGCCGGTGCCATGCGCGGGAAACCCGATAATTGTTTTACGATCTTCAATCGCGCATAGGCCACAGGTTTGGCACGTGATGTCGTCGCGCGTATAGGTTGGGCAAATCACCACACGGCGCCCGCATGGCGTGGTGGTGTTTTCTAATTGATCGCTTGGTAGCACAACGACGACAGGCCCTAATTGATAATTTGATAACGTATCGGCATGTTCTAGCGTATTGGCGCTCAGGTTTACAGTAAAACCCCAATCATTAGCGCCGCGGATATATTTAGCGTTATCGCCCAACAAAGGGTTGCAGTGTGTGTACGCTATAACGCGCTTGCCAATATTGGCTTGGACTAGGTGCCCGAGCGCTTCGCCGTCGATATGGCCCGCTTGGTTGGGCAAATCGCCCGCTTGGCCATAGCGCCACAGCGTAGCCGGTGGTAGCGCTTCGATCGCGTTGCAGAACGTGGGCCAATCGGTGCCCGCGGTGCCCGCGTCAACACGGTTCCACAGAAAATTAAGGCCGTAATTTTCGGCATAACATCCGGCCTTTTTAAAGGGGCACACGTCTGGGCAAGTTACGCGGCCGGTGGTACTAACGGGTATCGGTCCGGTTTTTACGTTGGATGATTTAGGGGTTAGGTGTACTTGATATGAGTTAACGCAAAAGTATTTCATAGTTTTACCTTAGTGAAGTGAAATTTAAGTTTAGAGAAAACAGGCAAGTATTAGCGCGACACACATTAAAAGCGCGGCCACGATATCGGAAAATTTAGACATTTTTTGAGTCCTTAACGTGGCGTTGGCCCATTGTGTACATTTTGACGTACAAGGGATGCACGGATGTCGCGGGTAAATTTTCGGCGCCGTGTAAGTAACCCAACGTGCGCGCTTTATCCTTTTCAAAATAAGCGCAATAGACGTCCGGCGCGGCCGTACGGATAACGTTAAGCGCGGCCTGTTTTAACTCATAATTGGTCGCGCTTGAGAAATCAATATCTGTGGCCATTAGCGCCATGTGAACGTCTAACGCTTGTTCGGCGCTTAATTCAGGAAACCACTTGTTTATGTCGCGGGTAACTTTATTCATGTTATGCACCTTGAGTGATGGCCGCGAAGCGCGGCCGGTGTTGTTTAGCAAATAAAATCGGGATGGTTGGTAACGCCAAACTGCGCGGCCAAAGCGCGTAACTCGGCCTGTTCTGTCTTACGTAATGACGCGCGAATCATAAAAGAAATGATGCGCGCAATGGCGCCGGTGTTGCCAAGCGCGCGGTATTGATCTAGTGTTTTTACTTGTTTTTGGTTGGCTTTCGTTAGCATGGTGTGTCTACCAGGTTGGTTAGGGAAGTTTAATTGTACACGATTTTCTAGCATTGTACATAAATTTATAACTTTATTGTGTGGGTCGTGTAGGTATCGTGTGGGTCATGTAATTGCGTCGCGATTGCTTACATAAAGGGCTATATAGATTAAGGGTTTAGGTGACTTGTGGGTCATGTAGGTAATAGAAATAGTTGATAATGAAGTTTTAATATTTTACTGTATATATATACAGCATTATTTTGAGATGGGGCGCAATCGCGCCAAACCCGATAGACCGGCGCCGATTTAAAACGATGACCCACATGACCCACATGACCTACATTGCCAAATTGGCAACGATTTTCTGATACCAAAAAGGCTAAGACTTAGTGAGTATTTGGCACTAAGACTTAGTGAGTGTTATTAAGCAATCCTTTATGTTGCACTGCACAATGCTGCACTGCACTAGGCTGTTGTCGGTTGTCCAACAACCTAAGACTTAGTGAGCTTGTTGGTTGTCCAACAACCTAAGACTTAGTGAGCTTGTTGGTTGTCCAACAACTAGGCTGCCAGGCTCTTGGCCAAAAAGCAAAAATCCCTGGGGTAGGGGGGGGGAGGGCCCTGCGGGAAGCCCTAGCTTACGGAGGGTTAGCCATCAAAATTTTTTTATATAATAAATTGCCTACATGACCTACAATCGCAAAATGCTATCTCTACACTTCACACCCCGCGAAGTCCGCGCCACCGAGTCGCGTTTGTTGCGCGTCTACGAAGCTGCGCGTCTTGGTTTGTCAAATGATGCGTTAGCGCTTAAAGCTGGCATGATGCCGGAGGAATTTCGTAAACTTTGCCAGCTAGACCCTGTGGTTGAATTAGCCGCTATGCAAGGTCGAGCTGATTCAGAAGCTGAGATGTCGCAAGTTGTGCGCGACGCAGCGCTTGGCGGCGACGCTAAGATGGCGCTAGAGTTTCTGAAACACAAGCACGATTGGGTTGCCAAGCAACAAGTGCAAGTTGATGTCACGCAACAGATCAGCATCATCACAGCGCTTGAGCAAGCTGAACAGCGATTAACTATAGATATGGAACCCACAGATGCAAACGACACAGTACAGCGCCGCCGAAGAGATGCGCCTCATGTCAGCGCTTTGGTCACCCAAGATCAAGGATGACCCATTAGCGTTTGTGTTGTACGCATTTCCTTGGAATCAGAAAGGCACACCGCTTGAAAACTTTACCGGCCCACGCAAATGGCAACGGGAAGTGCTGTCTGACCTAACCGCACACATTAAGCAGAACAACGGCAAGATTGACTTTGACACCTTCAGGATGGCAACGTCATCCGGTCGCGGTATTGGTAAATCGGCGTTAGTCAGTTGGCTAACCTTGTGGATGCTCTCCACACGCATTGGTTCAACAACCATTATCTCAGCCAACAGCGAATCACAGCTACGTTCAGTCACCTGGGCGGAGATTACCAAGTGGTTGGCTATGTCACTTAACAGCCATTGGTTTGAAGTTAGCGCAACTAGGCTTATGCCCGCCAAGTGGATTACAGAACTGGTCGAGCGTGATCTAAAGAAAGGCACACGCTATTGGTCAGTCGAGGGTAGATTGTGGTCAAGCGAAAACCCTGACGCTTATGCTGGCGTTCACAATTACGACGGCGTGATGGTGATCTTTGATGAGGCAAGCGGTATTGACGACGCCATCTGGGCAGTCACCGCAGGTTTCTTTACCGAGAACACGCCTAACCGTTTTTGGTTGGCGTTCTCAAACCCACGTCGCAACACTGGTTACTTTTACGAATGCCACAACTCCAAGCGTGACTTTTGGCAAACCAAGATCGTGGACGCAAGGACGGTCGAGGGTACCGACAAGGCGGTGTATCAGCAGATCATCGACGAATATGGCGCCGATTCATCACAGGCGGCAGTCGAGGTCTACGGTGACTTTCCGTCTGCGGGTGATGATCAGTTTATATCGTCATCAATCGTAGATGAAGCCATGCGTCGCCCTAAACTTAAAGACCTATCCGCCCCCATTATTGTGGGCGTTGACCCTGCACGGTTCGGAAGCGACTCGACAGTCATCGCTATACGCCAAGGGCGTGACATCATTGGCATCAAACGCTTCAAGGGCGACGATACGATGACGGTCGTGGGCCATGTCATTGAGTGCATCGAAGAATATAAGCCCGCGCTGGTGGTGATAGACGAAGGTGGTGTGGGTGGTGGGGTGGTTGATCGATTGAAAGAACAGCGATACAAGATAAGAGGGGTCAATTTTGGAAATAAGTCACGAAATCCACTTATGTATGGCAATTTAAGGGCGCAAATGTGGGGTGATATGCGTCAATGGCTTAAAACTGCGTCGATTCCTAGTGACAGAATACTAAAAACTGATTTAATATCACCTGTAATGAAACCGGATTCTAAAGGTACAATTTTTTTAGAGTCTAAGAAAGACATGAAAGCGAGGGGCCTAGCCTCGCCTGATGCCGCAGATGCTATATGCGTGACGTTTGCGTTTCCTGTCGCGCACCGTGAGTACGTAGAACCTAAAAGTCGCAACTATTCGCCGCAAGGCGTACAAACTTCTTGGATGGGGTCATAGTGGCTAAGAAATCCGTGTCGTTATCGGTAGGGCGAGGCGAGAAATTACCCGCAAGTCAGGGCGCTGGGCTGACCGCCAAAGGTCGCGCCAAGTACAATGCTGAAACTGGATCAAACTTAAAGGCGCCCGCGCCAAGTCCAAAGACTGAAGCAGATAAAGGACGCAAGGCGTCATTTTGTGCAAGAATGGGCGCGGTCGCTGCCCACGCTAAAGACGGCGAACGTGCTAAGGCATCCCTTAAACGGTGGAAGTGTTAATCATGGCTAAAACTGGTTTGTATAGCAATATTCATGCAAAACAAGAACGCATTAAGGCCGGAAGCGGCGAGAAGATGCGTAAGCCTGGCGCAGCGGGCGCGCCAAGCGCTAAAGATTTTAAGCAGTCTGCCAAGACTGCAAAGAAAAAATAATGCCTCTTAAAAAATCTGCATCCCCCGCTGCTTTTCGTGCAAACGTAAAAGCTGAAATCAAAGCCGGTAAGCCTGTTAAGCAAGCCGTCGCCATCGCATACGCAACCAAACGAGCATCACCTAAAGGAAAGAAATGAAAGCTAAACCTTTTGAGAAATCCAAAAAAGATGTCGAGCCTAAGAACATGAAAGAAGGTTCTAAGCAAGAAAAGAAGATGGACAAACGCCAAATGACTAAAAAGAAATGATCCAACCCCTACACGACAATATTGCGGTACGCCCTGACCCGTTTGTGCAAAGCGGGCTGCTAATCTTGCCCGAGGAAGATATGCGTACCGGCGTGGTTATTGCTGTTGGGCCAGGCAAGAAAGATTCCAAACGACCTTTAATGGTAAGTGTGGGCGATCATGTCATGTACAGCGGCACAATTGATCGCAAGTACGAAGATTTGATTTTAATGAAAGACAAGGACGTAATCGGGCTTGTATGAACGATAAAGACATCATAGAAACCGCACTGCATCGCATGACAATGGCGATTGCCGCCTATTCTGACAGCCGTGAGGATGAACTAGATGACCTTCGATTTTATGCAGCAAGCCCAGACAACCAATTCCAATGGCCCGCTGACGTACTTGCAACGCGAGGCTCAGTTCAAGGCCAGACAATTAACGCTCGACCTTGTCTTACCATCAACAAATTGCCCCAGCACGTCAGACAAGTCACCAACGACCAACGCCAAAATCGACCAAGTGGGAAAGTAATCCCCGCCGACGACAAGGCTGATGTCGAGGTCGCTGAGATATTTAATGGCATGGTGCGTCACATTGAGTATATGTCTGACGCAGACGTCGCCTACGACACCGCTTGCGAGAACCAAGTGGCGTATGGTGAGGGGTATATTCGGTTGCTCACCGAGTACGAAAGCCCTAATTCATTTGATCAAAACATTAAAATAGGGCGTATTCGCAATTCATTCTCAGTCTACATGGATCCGACAATCCAAGACCCTTGCGGGTCAGACGCCAAATGGTGTTTTGTGACTGAAGACGTAATGCTTGAGGATTTTGAGCGTATGTTTCCTGACGCGCAACCCGTGTCATCACTTCAAGCGCAAAGCGTGGGCAACGAATCCTACGCACCGTGGTTAAGCGTAGATACTATTCGGATTGCCGATTATTACTACGTTGAGCATGAAAAATCTACGTTAAACCTGTATTACGGCAACGTAAGCGCTATTAAAGGCTCACCTGAAGACCAGCAAATGGTTGCAAACGGCATGAAGCCGATTAAGAGCCGTATGGTTGACATCAAAAAAGTCAAACATTGCAAAATCAATGGTTTTGAGGTGTTGGAGCATAACGATTGGGCGGGAGATTGGATTCCGGTTGTGCGGGTAGTCGGCAACGAATTTGAAATTGACGGGCGCATTCATGTGTCGGGCATTGTCCGTAATGCCAAGGATGCACAGCGTATGTACAACTATTGGGTGAGCCAAGAAGCAGAAATGCTGGCTTTGGCACCCAAGGCGCCGTTTATTGGTTACGGCGGTCAGTTTGAAGGCTACGAACAACAATGGAAAACAGCCAATACAACCAATTGGCCGTATCTAGAGGTTAACCCTGATGTGACGGACGGTGCGGGCGGCACACTTCCCTTGCCGCAACGCGCGCAACCCCCTATGGCCTCAAGTGGCTTGTTGCAAGCCAAAGCGGGCGCCAGCGACGATATTAAATCGACGACAGGGCAATATGACTCTAGCCTTGGTGCGACCTCTAACGAGCGTTCTGGCAAGGCTATCATGGCGCGTGAGCGTCAGACTGATACCGGCACTTATCACTACGTTGATAATTTGGCGCGTGCGGTACGCCACATAACACGTCAAATTATTGGTTTAGTGCCTAAAATTTACGACACGCAACGGGTAGCTAGAATCATGGGTGAGGACGGCGAGCCTGACTCAGCCAAAATTGACCCTAATCAACCCGAACCGGTCAAAAAAATAATTGATCAAAATGGTATTGAAATTGACAGGATTTATAACCCGAGCGTTGGTACTTATGACGTGATGGTGACAACCGGCCCGAGCTACATGACCAAACGCCAAGAAGCGCTTGAGTCAATGGGTCAATTGCTGCAAGGTAACCCACAGTTGTGGTCGGTTGCGGGCGATCTGTTCATTAAGAACATGGATTGGCCAGGCGCTCAAGAAATGGCTAAACGCTTTGCCAAGACTATTGATCCTAAATTAATGGACGACAGCAACAAAGACCCAGCACTCCAAGCCGCCGAGCAGCAGATGCAAGCAATGGCTAAAGAAATGGAAAATATGCATTCCATGCTGCAAAACGTGTCTAAGTCGATGGAAGCCCAAGACATTGAGCGCAAGAACTACGAAGCGCAAATTAAAGCGTTTGATGCTGAAACTAAACGTATTTCAGCGGTACAGGCGGGCATGACTTTTGAACAAATTCAAGACATTGTGCATGGTACGGTTGCAGCAGCTTTGGATGCGGGTGATTTAATTGGCGGGTCGCCTCAACGTGAGCCATTCCAAATGCCTGAGCAGGCCCAACAACATCTTGACCAAGGTATGCAGCCTCCACCCGAGCAGGGCATGATGCCGCCCGATCAAATGCAACCGCCCCCAATGGAGCAACCATCGTGAAATGCTGTGATTTTATAGGTATGTTTTTCTTAGCGCGTGACGTGGTGCATAGCGTACACCTGAACACTCGCAGCTACTCCAAACACAAAGCGTTGCAAAAATTTTACGAAAACATCATTGATTTGGCTGATTCGTTTGCGGAAGCCTATCAAGGGCGCCACGGGTTGATTGGCCCCGTCACTTTGCAATCTTCTAAAAAAACTAGCAACGTAACCGAGTTTTTGGAAGACCAATTAAGTGAGATTGAAAAATGTCGTTACGAAATTTGCGACAAAGATGATTCACCGCTACAAAATTTAATCGACGGGATTATTGAACTTTATCTCTCGACCCTTTATCGACTCAAATTTCTTTCGTAAGGCATATCATGGCAAATTACACCTACATCACGGCGTCTAAACAGATTAAAGTTGGCGCTGGCAAGCTAAAGGGCATCTTTGTAAGTTCTGCCTCAAGTACGCCTACGATCACCATTTATGACGTGCAAACAGGTACCGCTACCACAATGGTCGGCGCTTTTACCCCCGTTGGCGCAACATATTACCCAATGGGCAATTACGACGGTAGCTTTTTTAACCAAGGGCTAAACGTGGTAATTAGCGGTACGGTCGCTGCAACTGTTGTTTACGAATAAAGGGTTGCCATGAGCCGCTTAATTTTTGATGCCGATACATTAGGCGGCACAACCACTTTATCTTCTGCTGATGCAGTCGGTAACTTTACGCTTACCGTACCGGCGGTTGACGGTACGTTGTCTGTCAAAGACGCCTCGGGTGATGCGACTTTTCGCAACTTGACGCTGACCGGCGCGGTTCTTGCCGGTGCTTGGAATGGCACACGCATAGGCGTAGCTTACGGCGGCACAGGCGCTATCACTTTGACGGGCTATGTCAAAGGTAGCGGCACAAGTGCTATGACTGCTTCGCCGACTATTCCCAATACCGACATTACCGGTTTGGGTACCATGTCTACTCAAAACGCTTCAGCAGTTACGATCACAGGCGGCACAGCCGACAGTTTGACATTAGGTGGCACTACCCCTGCCCCCGCT